CTACGACGACCAGACTGATGACTTCAGTCATTTGACGGTATTAGCCGTACCGTAGCGGTTACCCGCTACGGCTCTGCGACGTACCATCTGGAGCGATCCAGAAGGAGGTCTTCAGAAATATATGCCTTCTACTAAGGTGCGTTTCTTTAAGCTTACGTTTAAAGATACGTGCCCCACCAGTAGAAACCATCGATGTATCACAGATAGCAAGAAATGCACCATCTACGTTTTGCGGGATCGGATGATCACGTTTATCGTATTTGATGTATTCTTGGTACGCCTTATAGACAAAGCCACCATAATAGGTTTTACCTTTTATGTCGCTCTCTATGAGACCAGAACCATATCTGTGAGCTTGGTCGAAGGAGCTGAAAATTCCGCTCCTAACATCATCTGTGACCGGCACAAAGTGACTTTTGCCGATCAGTTTTCTAAGCACGAGAAGTGCATTGAAAAGCGAGATGCCATGGCGTATAGACCAGCATCTCAGCCTGTTAAAGGCCGAGATGAAATCTAGTTTACCGTCAAGGCTCTTCAGATAGATGCCGCGCACGTCATAACCATGATAATAATCACCACCACAGGACTCACGAAAGTGACCGGTGGAAAATGATTTATTATGGTTTACGCGAAAACCAAGTCGCGTTAGAGTCTCGGTAACAAGTGTGAACGCCTCAGTTTTAACGACGATATCATCGCCGAAAACATTGATGTTATCACATATACCCAGCTCTGCATAGCACGCATCGACTACCGCTGCAAACAGGATAGTCTGCAGAGGAAAAGTCGTTGCGTTTCCCATTGTCGAAGCCATGTGCACGTCGTATATGCCGCGTTTAGCGGCGTCTACAACCGGTGAACGAGTCTGAGACAATGATCGTACTAGTCCTTGTGGAAATAAAAACTCCACCAGAGACCAGGCTATGTAATCACTTGCACTTTTAAGATCAATCGTGGAATAACTCCCATCGACTGATCCAGCTTTTGCCAAACCTCTGTTGATCAGAGGCTGTTTAGATAGGTCTATACCGAGTGATCGGCGCAAGACACGCTCTAAATACGTCGCGATGCTCTTTTGAGCAATCATGTTTAGCAAAGGCTCGGTGCAAATGATACGCGATACATCGGCCTGCTTCGGAACGAAGCAAAGCTTGGACCCTTTGATAGTCTCAAAACTGCCGTGCAGCTTAGTCCGAGAGGACTCAGCAGCATGTTGAGTGGCTGTCCTGAAGCTAGCTCTGTATAACGTGTATAAGTATCTAGACGTACCTGTTAAAGGTGAGTCAAACAGCTTTGTATACACGTCATTGAAGTCACAGCCTCTGCTTGCGCGTGGTCCTAGTGACCACTCGCATGCAAAGTTGTCTGTGAAATGATAATTGCCGATCCATTTAAACAGGCTATGCCTGAC